CTCAACAAAACGTCAGGCACGTTCATTAACAACATCCTGACCTTCTGTAACTCAGATGGACGTATCCATAGCCACATAAACCAAATCAGATCAGATGACGGCGGCACCGTATCAGGGCGGTTCTCCATGAATAACCCCAACCTACAACAAATCCCCGCCCGCGACCCAGAGATAGGACCAATGATCCGGTCCCTGTTTCTGCCGGAAGAAGGCGAACAATGGGCCGCTATAGATTACTCCCAACAAGAACCGCGCATCTTGGTTCACTACGCACACGTATTTGGTAAAAGCCAGAACAGGGTGCTAGGGGGCGTCACAGAGTTTATACAAAGCTACAATGACGATCCGCGGACCGACTTCCATACGATGGTGGCAGAAATGGCGGGCATCCCGCGTAAACAAGCGAAGACCGTGAACCTTGGTATTATGTACGGCATGGGCGTGGGTAAGCTGGCGATTGAACTTGATCTGCCCGAGGAACAGGCCAGAAGCCTGATTAACCAGTACCATGAGCGGGTGCCGTTTGTAAAAGAACTGATGAAGGGCGTACAAAGTCATCTTAGTCAGAAAGGAAGCCGAGGCCATGTGAGGTCCCTACTGGGCCGGAAGTGTCGGTTTGAGTTGTGGGAACCAAAGCAGTTTGGAATGTTTAAAGCACTGCCGTTTGAGCAAGCGGTGTTAGAACACGGCAAGCACACTCCGCTGGTCAGAGCATATACCTACAAAGCCTTGAACAGGCTGATCCAAGCGTCCGCCGCGGACATGACCAAAAAAGCTATGGTCGATCTGTACCGAGAAGGCTATCTGCCCATGCTGCAAATACACGATGAACTGGCTATGTCAGTAACGTCCAGAGAAGAGGCAGAAAAGGTTGCACTAATCATGCAAAATGCTGTACCATTGGAGTTGCCAAGCCTTTGTGACGTTGAGTTGGGTCCGTCATGGGGCGAAGCGGTATAGTCTGCTCTTCAACTCCCCCGCTTTGGTTCAGCAAGGCGGGGGTTTTTTGTTGTGTATCAAGTGTTTATCCTATATAGTCCCAGAAACTCGCACAAAGGCGCATAAGATGGATACTACAAAATGGAAATCAGTCCTCGTTCCGGTCGAAGTTTACCGAGAACTGAAGATTTTATCGGCTATCGAAGGCCGCACAATCAGCGGACAGCTACGCTTCATGTTTGACCAATACAGCAAACTGAAGTCTGTTCGAAATAAGCTCAAGCAACACTACGAAGAAGCTTGACCACTCCCATATTATCGCGTATGTAATATGTATCTCCTCATGAGATATTGATGTTTGTTCTCCAATAAACATTGGACCCTCACCGATTACCCGCGGTGAGGGTTTTTTCTTGTCGAATTAATCACGCTAACGTCGTTAGCGTGACGGATTTAAAAACCTAAGACTAAGGGTCTATTCAAGTATTTATTATTTGTACTTGACTATCTCGTATAGTTGGTTTATCTTAGCTTTACTCAACCAAAGGAGAACAAACATGCTTGAGTCACGCTTTCTTGATAAAGCAGCCGCAACAGAACTGCTTAGTAATAACTGGCATAAAAACCGTAAAATCCACAGAGGTGTTAAAGATCAACACGTTAAAGACCTCGCGGCAAAGGTTACACAAGGCCGCTGGGTTGTAGACGCAATGGAAACGCCTATTCTAATTGATACAGACGGTATTTTATATAACGGTCAAAATAGATGTATGGCTGTAATTCTCGCTGACCAAGGTGTATTGGTGCAGTGCCGTATAGAGTCGCCGGAAGAGTGCCAAAGACTGTACGCGTCTCTGGACCTCGGCAAAGCCAGAACAATCGCAGACATTACAGGATTAAACCAAAGCAACATAGTGCAGCCCATACTCTACCTTATGCGCTGCGCGGGCCTTGATGGGCGGCTCAAAGATGAAGCCGCCGTATCGCGGATCGCGGATACTTATATCGGGGATATTCTGCGCCACTTTGATCAGAACACCCGTTGGGTAAAAAACAATCGGTGCTTTAATTCGGTTCAATTTAAGGCCGCAATGGCGTACTGTGTTCACAGGCGGGTATTGCCCGATTACGAAGCTGTCTCGGTGCTTGAAATGTTGCAGAATAACAAAGATTACCATTGGCCTTCTATGTATTTAAATTACCGCGAACAAATCATGTTTCCAAACGGTAAGCTGAACACTGGCGGTAAAACCGTAGCCAACGATAAGTTCTGCCGAGGCGTCTATCTGTTAGAGCGCCGCATGAAACATCAGAGCAAAATTCAAATATCCAGCGGCTTTCTGGATGACCTTGCTTCAAACGTGCGCCGCGTGATCCGCGAGGCTGCTGCCGAATGAGTTATAAGATAGAAAAAAACATCCCCCTTCCCGCGTCACAGCGGAAAGGGAAGTTCGCCATCCTAGAGGATTTGGAAGTTGGCGACAGCTTCCACGTTGCGGATGTTACCGCGCCAGCGGGTATCTATTCAAAAGCAGAAAGCCTCGGAATTAAAGTAACCGTAAGAAGCATCCTACATCATAGCGGCGGCTTCAGAGTTTGGAGAATCGAATGAACGATAAAGATTGGCATATCAGCTACCTGTCCGCTATTGTCGGACCGTGCGCCGCAACCACACCTGACGGTTGTATGGCGTGGGAAGACAAAGAAGAAAGTGACTTTGTTATGCGCCTACTTGACAGGGATAATGACGGCAAAAACCTCCTAGTCGTTATTCAACCAGAAATGAATGAGTTGGCGATTTACACCGTGACCGGATACTGCGTGGCAAACGATCTGCCGTACATGATTAAAGATTGGGATACCCTGTCCGCAGAAGGGCAAAAAGAATCCCAGAAAACTAGACACTGATGACAAAGTGGGAGTTCAACATGATCCACCGCGACGAGTACGAACGCGTCTGCGAAGAAAACAGAAAGTTGCGGGACTTGGTTAAAGCCAAGTCCCCAATGGCTATGATGCAAATGCTTAAAAGGTTTCTGGGAGGGAACTATGACCGCACTGGAACAGTGGAAGACCCTAGCGAAAATAGAGAACGCCAAGATGCTGGAACCCTACGAGGGCCAAAAACCTAACTACGGTATCGTCAAAAATAAGATCAAAGGCGGCGGACCGCGGCTCTCGGAAATTAACCGCTCACTCGCCGCACAAAAACTTTTGGAAATGTCCCAAAAAGGTTATACTCTGGAAGAAGCCGCCGTTGAAACAAACTCCCCAATAGAGAAAGTTCTAGGCCGCGCCAGACGCTATCAAATCACGTTTAAAGGACAGGAGGAGCTTTTATGAGTAATCACCTATCAGAAGTGGCAGAGGGCATCATAGAGGCTTGCCCAACGCAGCTTAACCCAGATGAAATGTCTACCCTGATTGCGTACATGATCTGGTCATACGGTATGCAGGGCGATTGGGACGATATGCTGCCCAAAATCGTGCGCTGCATAAATCTGGATGACGGTCACGCCCGTATCGTCAGAGTGGCTAACAGAGACGCTAACAAGTTTCTGGATAAAGTGCTGGGAGACGTTAGCAATGCCCGACGCAGTTAAACTGTTCTCCGAAATAGATCAGCAGTTCCTAGAACTGGAGCAACAATTCGAAATAATCAAAAAACAGCGGGAAGAAATAGAACTATGCAAGAAGAAGACATCAAACGTATCCAAAGAGAACTTAACCCAGCACAACAAGCCGAATTAAAATTCCTCCGACAAGAAGTCGATAGATGCCAAGACGCGCGGTTTGCTAAAGAACCACTACCCAACGCCAACCAAAATTATTGGACCGCCGCAGAAGAACTGGACAGATACGTCAGGAGCCTTCGTAATGATGGATACTGGATTTAAAACCATAATCGAAGTGATGAAACAAGGATCGTGGCTCACGGACCTCGAAGTGGCCGAGCGGGCCAAAATGAAACTCGACGCCGCGCTCTACTACCTTAGACGATTAAGGCGCTTGGGTCTGGTGATAAGCGAATGGGTTCACGGACAACGGGTCTGGGGTGTTCTTAACTGCACTTGACTTTCTTCTATACTTAGGGTATTCTGTAAAAGTAACCCCAAAAGGAGACGACGAATGAAGACACGCCAATGGAAGCTGTTGAACGTGTGGGATGGCGGTTACGGGTACGTGACCTACAATCTGTGCCGCCACGACTTCCACGATGTGACGCTCACGATGAATGTCGAAACGGGTGGCTGGTACTCAGTCACCAGCATATCACCCGTTGCGTGTTGGACTGACGCACCTTTCGGGGAGCCGAAGGAACTCTCTGACACAATCACAAACAAGCTAAGAAATATAATGGAGGCGTTAAAATAAAACCCAAACACATCGAAGACGCTCTGCTCCAAGCGGAGCGTCAACTCGACGATTGCTGGTTCGAAGATCGCGGATCACGGGCCATCCAAAAAGCAACAGAAACACTGAACAGCATAAAAGCAGCTATAGCCGTGGGAGAAGAATATGAACCAGACTTCTAGGCCGTGGACAATCCAATGCTTCCACGGAACCGCTTACGTCGATTACTATATGCACCGACACGACTTTCACGACGTGGTGCTGAGTTATGAATACGACAGAAAAGAATGGTATTCGCGGACACGGACCTCTCTCGTAACAATAGAAAAAGACACTCCGTTTAACGACGGCAAAGAGTTGTCTAAAGATATGACAAAAAAACTAAGAGCAATTATGGAGAACTATTATGAAAGCCCGAATAAA